GACTTCTGCTCCGAATACTGCCGCAACCAGTACATCAAGAAAAACACTTAGGAGGAATCGCTATGTGCAACAAAAACGATCTGCCCCTGTCGCTGAAGAGCGACACCTTCAATGCCTTGTGCTCTGACTTCGACCAGGTGCTCCGCGCCACCCTCCAGGGGATGGATGAGACCAGCCAGGACGTGGCCGAGGTCAACGTGAAGGTGAAGATCACCCTCACCCCGGACTCCGCTCCCGACTTCTCCGTGCGGGGAATCGGACAGCAGACTCGATCCATTACCAAGCCGAAGTTCGACCACACGGTTACCGCGGTCATCCAGCGGAAGGAGAAGAAGACCGGCACCCTCGCCGGGAACTATGAGCTGGTGTGGGACAAGGAGACCTGCGCCTATGTCATGCGGCCCATTGATGACGGGCAGACCTCCATCTTCGACGGTGAGAGCGGCGGGAACGACCACCTGGCCGACACCCGGGGGCTCCCGGCCTCTGATGGCGGGGTAATCGACGCAGAGTACAGTGAAGTCGAAGACGATCCGGCCGGCGACAGCGCCGAAGGGACCGGCGGGGGCAGGGAGGCCTACAACTGGCTGAGACAGTTCATCGACTGCGAGATGAAGGTCCTGGAGGCCATGGGGAACTACACGGTGCGGACCGCCGACAACAAGGTGATCCTCTCTTCTGCCGCAAATCCTGATATGCCCTTCTATGCCAATGCTGAGGTGCTGGCTCCCCACGTCGGACACTCCCTGACCTGTACCGAGGGGCCCAACACCGTAGTCATCATGTGTGAGGACTGCGAGGAGGTCATCTACCGAATGGAGGACCCGGACGCCGCTGACGATGGCGAGGAAGGCCCCAAGGAAGGCGCTGAGGAGGCCGGGGACCTGCTCGACCACCCCGGGGATGGGGATTACCCCTATGAGGAGGACGGCGATCCCTACGGCTCCCCTGAAGGCGGAGAGGATGAGGAGTAATGAAAGAACTGGTCGATGGTGTCATCCGGCTTGTTTCTGAGGAGTATAGACGGGCCGCCGCAGAACATGGCGGCGCTGCTCATTCTCCACACGAGGGTTACGCTCTCATCAAAGAGGAGATCGAGGAGGCCCAGGCCGAGATGGAAACACTGAACCAGCGCCTCGACCATCTGTGGGGCACCGTAAAGAACGACGAGGACCAGTATGGGCCCCATTACCTCATGTATATCAAGAAGGCCGCTGTGCTGGGAGCCTGTGAGCTCATCCAGGTAGCGGCCATGGCAGAAAAGGCCCTGCTGGGCTATGAAATTGCGAAGGAGGAGCACGGCAATGAGAAAACTGCTGAGATCAATGACAAAAGCTGAAATGCGGAAGATGGGGTATGCGAAGATCAACCGGCTGATGAGCGAGGGCCGGTGGCGGGAGGTGCTGGGTCTGTACCCTGGCTTCCTGGGAGCAAAGCGACAGCGCCCCGGCTCCCGTCAGGAAATCCTCACCTACCCCGCCCGTCCTGGCCGCTACACCAGACAAGCGGGAAAGCGGTGATCCTATGGTGACAGCGTTCCGAATCCTGCTGTTTATCGTGATGATCCTCTCCTGGCTCGGCCATGTGGCCGACAACTCAGGAAACAAGGGGAACAGCTATGTTTTCATGTTCGGACTATCCGGCGTCCTGATGTTGGCGTCATTCCCCATCTGCGGGACCTAAAAATCAGAAGGAGTGCTTATGATGAAAGACAGATTTATTCAGTTATACCAATCCCTCGTGAAGCGCCCCGGGGCCGACAAGCTCCTGGCATGGCTGGAGACCACGGACTTCTTCGAGGCCCCGGCATCCACCCGCTTCCACCTCTCCTGTCCCGGCGGCCTTGTGGAGCACAGCGTCCATGTTTACCACCGCCTCCACGCCCTGTATGTTTTCGAGAGACAGCGTGCAGAGGATCAGCCGTTCATTGAGCTCCTTGACGGCGAGGAAGAGACCATTGCTATTTGTGCCCTCCTCCACGACATCTGCAAGGCCAACTTCTACAAAGTGGAGATGAGGAACCGGAAAAACGAGCAGGGCCAGTGGGAGAAGTACCCGTTTTATGTGGTCGATGACCAGCTCCCCTACGGCCACGGCGAGAAGTCGGTCTATATCATCTCCGGCTTTATGAAGCTGACCCGTGAGGAGGCTATGGCGATCCGCTGGCACATGGGATTCTCCGACACTGACTTCAAGGGTGGGGGCTTCTCCGTGGGAAATGCTTTCGGGAAGTTCCCTCTGGCGGTGCTCATGCACATTGCTGATCTCCAGGCAACCTACCTCGACGAAGCGGAGGGTGAATGATATGCCTTGTAAGTTTTCTTTGATGGACATGGTGAACCGGGCGATGGAAAGGCTCGGCACCATGGAGGCCACGCATGAGGACCGGAAGCGGCTGGAGGCCGCCGTTTCTGAAGAGATCAGCCGGTGGTATCAGGAGGAAACCGGACAATCCCTGCCGCTCACCATCGTCCCGGAGATTGCAGAGAGGAGCAATCCTCACTACGGGAGTATCACTGATGTGGTCATCTATGCCGACAAGGTGTTCCTTCCCTCTTCCTATGAAGCTACCCACGCTGAGACAGAAGTGGTGGGGGAAGATGGCGCCGCTGTGAAGTGGTGGGCGAGAAGCCCTGGGTTCCGGCCCACGGTTGTTTTCGACTTCGACGGGGTGATCCACAGCTACACCTCCGGCTGGCAGGGAAGCAACGCCGCGATCCCTGACCCGCCGGTGTCCGGGATCAAGGAGGCCATCGACCACATCCGGGCCGCCGGTTACCGCGTGGTGGTCGTTTCGACCAGGTGCCGATCCATCGAAGGACAGTTTGCCATTGCCCGCTGGCTCCGGGAGAACGGGATCGAGGTGGACAACATCACACCCGAGAAGCCGCCAGCGGTCTGCTACATTGATGACCGGGCGCTCACGTTCGACGGCCACCCGGAGACCCTGCTGGAGCGGATCGTCAATTTCCGGCCCTGGTATCAGTTCAAGAAGGAGTGAGAGGCGATGAACTATGTTTGCCCGGTGTGCCACAACGACCGGCACCCACCCGGGGCGAAGTTTTGCATGGTCTGCGGGACAGGGTTCCCCCTGAGCAATCCGCCGGACCTGGAGGAAAAGACAACTGCTGGTGCGGGGCCTGGAGAAAACCGGGCCCCACATTCAGGCACCGTGAGCATGGAGGGATCTGTTATGAATGTGGATGAAAAAACTGGGGCGGTAGAAACCGGCCTGAACTGCGCCGTGATCTGCCCGAACAGCCCGGAACCCAAGGTCACACCGTGCAAGGTGACCGTAGACACCGAGGCCGGCAAGGTGGTCCTGGCTGTCCCTTCGGAGAAGATCGGCGTTTCCCTGAACTTCGATGAGGTGCTGTCCATCATGGCCCAGGCGATTGTTCTTTTCCACCAGCGCCACGATGGTGAGGAGGCCGACGCCCATGCCGAGTAAGAAGCCCAGGGAAAGAACCACCCTGTCAGAGGAACAGAAAAGAGAGATCGTTGACCTAGCGGTTGCTGCCGGGATCAAGGCCTACCGGAGCGAGGCCACCAAGCACCAGAAGGAAATCTACGACAAACGGCTCCACAACACCAAACTGCTGATGAGGAACTACCGGAGCTTGAAGGAGCACTCTGAGAACGCGGTGTTCGACGCCACCACCGCCGATGATGACGATGTGAACGAAATCCTGAACTTGATGAGCGAGTGGGCCAAGGAAGAGGACACCACCATCGACAGCATTAAGAAGAGCGCCGCGAAGACCAAGCTCATCATGGACCATGTGGACGAAATGCTCAGAATTTATAAGGCTGCCTGTGAGAGGTCCAAGAAGCCGGAGGATATGCGCCGGTACAGTGTCCTCTATGACTACTATATCGGCGAGGAGGAGTTCACCCTGGAGGAGTTGGCAGACCGGCACGGGGTGGAGCTGAGGACCGTTTACCGGGACCTCCGGGACGCCACCGCACGGCTGACGGCCCTGATCTTCGGGGTAGAAGGGGTCCTCCACAGCAGATGACAAAAATCCGGCATTTACCTGTCACCCTACCAATGGTATCATGGTAGTGTCATAAGTTCTCCTTCCTCCTTTCTTTTTTTGCCCCGCAGTTACCAAAAGGCAATTTCGGGGCGCCGCACACCTCAAAATGAAGGCGATCCGGTAACTTCCACCGGGTCGCCTTCAACTATTCCGAGGGGGTTTACCAGCATGGAAAATCAGATCGTAATGAAGCACTATGAGTCCCTGATCCCCTACGCCGGGAACCCCAGGGACAACGACGCTTCCGTGGAGTATGTGGCGAACAGTATTCAGCAGTTCGGCTTCAAGGTTCCTATGGTCATCGACAAGGACGGGGTGATCGCGGCGGGGCACACCCGGCTGAAGGCGGTGCGGCGGCTCATCGAGCAGTATGGGTACGACGTGCCCCTGGTGGACGGGAAGGGACAGCCCACCGGGAAGACCATCAACCTGTCGCTCCTCCCCTGCGTCCTCGCGGATGACCTGACGGAGGACCAGATCAAGGCGTTCCGTATCGCGGACAACAAAACCGGAGAGCTCTCCGGCTGGAACCTCCCGAAGCTGGACCTGGAGATGATGGACCTCCCTCAGTTCGACATGAGCTTGTTCGGCTTCCCCACGGAGGAGCTGAAGAAGGAGGCCAAGAAGTCGGGCGGCACCGGCATGGAGACGATGGAGCTCCGGGCCTTCGAGCACCACGACTACCTGGTGTTCGTATTCGACAATCAGATGGATTGGCTGAACGCGGTCAACGCCTTCGGCATCCACAAGGTCAACGCAGGGTACGGGACAACGAAGAAAGTGGGGATTGGTCGAGTTGTTGACGGAAAGAGACTGCTTGAAAGAATACAATATCCGATTGCTGATCCTGAGCAGGGGCCGGAGCCAGACGATCACCACGACGGAAATCCTGCCTGAGTGGGTGGAGGTCCTGGTCCCGGAGTCCGAGGAGGCTCTTTACCGGGCCGCCGTGAAGAACCCTATCCTGACCATACCGGACAGTGTGATCGGCCTGGGACGGGTCAGGAATTGGGTGCTCCGCAACTTCGAGGACCGCACCATCGTTATGCTGGACGATGACATCATCCGGCTCTACTGCCTGACGGCGAGAAAGGCGCGGCCCATCACTGACCCGGAGGAGATCACGCAGGTCATCATCAACACCGCAGTCATGGCCGATGACGCCGGCCTTCACTGTTTTGGCTTCTCGCAGACTGACATCCGCAAGTACAACGGCTGTGAGCCCTTCAAGCTGACCGGATGGGTCGGCGGCGTGATCGGGGTGATCGGCCGCCAGTACACCTTCCGGGACGATAAGTACAAGGTGGACATCGACTTCTGCCTGAAGAATATGCTGGTAGACCGCATTTTGTGGATTGATGACCGCTACTGCTTCTACCAGCTCCGGGACAACAACGTGGGAGGCAACAGCGCCTTCCGCACTCAGGAAGAGTATGAGCAAAGCCTGGACTCCCTGGTGAGCAAGTGGAAGGGCTACCTCACGAAATCCTACCACGCCTCCCAGGTGCGGCTCAGGACTAAAGTTAAGAGAAAGCAGGATATAAAGCTATGAGCAAGGTTCTTATCATCGGCTTCGGGACCGTAGGCCACAACCTGGCCGAGGAGCTGGCCCCCCTCCATCCAGACATCTACGACAAGTACAAGCCGGGGCACAACACCCGCGATCCCTATGGCGGCTACGACGTGGCCTTCATCTGCGTGGACACCCCATACATCTCCGGGCAGTGCGTGTGCGACACCAGCGAGGTGGTAAACGCCATCCGGGAGAATGACGCGGAGATTTTCGTGATGAAGTCCACCGTGCTCCCTGGGACCGTTGACCGCCTGTGCATGGAGACCGGGAAGCACATCATCTTCTCCCCGGAATACTACGGCGGCACCCAGCATTGCAACAACTTTGACTTCGCCTTTACGATCTTGGGCGGTGAGCGCCGCTGTTGCCTGAAGGTCCAGCAGCTCCTCCAGAATGTGTACGACGCTCGGCACACCTTCAGGATCACCGACGCGAAGACCGCAGAGCTGGCGAAGTACATGGAGAACGCCTTCCTTGCCACCAAGGTGGGCTTCTGCACTCAGTTCTGGTACACCGCTGGTCAGATCGGCGTGGACTATGAGGAACTGCGGGAACTCTTCGTTCTGGACCCCCGGGTGGGGAAGGCCCACACCTTTGTGTACGACGAGCACCCATTCTGGTCCTCTCACTGTCTGGACAAGGATGTGCCGGCCATTACTGAGATTTACCGTATGCCGTTCCTCCAGGGAGTGATTGACTTCAATGACTCCATGAAGAAACGGTTTAGTGAATAATCAGTAAATATTTTGTTAATGTGAACGAAAACGCTTCCCGTAGGCGGAGTGATGTGATACAATATCTTCGATTGGAGGTATCAGTCTATGGGATATGATCTTCGTACACAGAGAGGCTACGACTTCTACGAGGTGGCCTCGGCCCTGCAAAAATCCATTCGGCGGGGCGACGTAAAGCTGGCTGGCTACATGGCCCTGGAGCTCTTTCCTCGGTATGCGGAATACTGCTGGAAGCGGCTCCTGACCATCTCGGCTGAGGACTGCCACGGTTTGGTGACACAAGAGATCAAGGCCCTTTATGATTCCTTCCACGTTGTGAACAAGGGCAAGCGTGGGGAGGAACTGAAGGGCCGTATTTTTATCTCGAAAGCGGTCATCATCCTGTGCACCTGTGGTCACAGCCGGGACGCCGACGTGCTCTCCAACTACATCTACGACAAGAAACAGCTCCTCTCCGATGAGGAGATTGAACGTGCCTTTGAGAAGGTGCGGTCGGAGCGGATGGAGATACCGGAGTACGTCTACGACTGCCACACCCGGAAGGGGAAGGCGATGGGTCGGACCAAACAGCAGTTCTTCGAGGAAGAGGATAGGGCCCTATCCAACAAGCAGTTGAGTATCTTTGACGGGGTGAGGTTCTGATTCTCTGACACAAAATCACGGCGGGGGCGGCTCCTGGAGTGGGGGCCGCCCTCCTTCTTTTTGCAAAGATGGTGGTGAGATGCCGAATGAGAAAAACCTAATCCCCATGAATCAGCGAACAGAGAAGGAACAAAGAGAGATTGCCAAAATGGGCGGACAGGCAAGCGGGGTGGCGCGGCGCCGGAAACGGGACATGAAGAACGCCGCCCGGATGATCCTGAGTCTGCCGGCGGATGAGCAGGTCAGTACCCTCCTGTCCCAGCTTGGCATACCGGAAGAGGATCAGACCATGCAGGTGGCGATCCTGGCGGCTATGGCTATGAAGGCCCGGTCCGGAGATGTCCGGGCCTCTGAGTTCCTTCGGGACACCGCCGGGGAGAACCCACGGCAAAAGCTGGAGGAAAAGAGGTTTGCCGCAGAACAGAGCGCAAATGCTGGTGGTACAGACATTGTGAAGGACTGGATCGACTCTATCCCCGAGGTCTCCACCGGCAGAGAAGAGGAGGGAGAAGACAGTGGGGACATCGACGGTTCAATCGAAGAGACGGAAGCTCCGTGACTTCTTCCGCAACCGGCTCCCCCTCTACCAGCGGGACCCCGTTCTCTATGCCTGGGAGGTACTGGGCTTCCAGTGTGACGATTGGCAGAGGGACGTCCTTCGGGACCTGGCCGAAGCCCCATGGGTAACGGTGAGATCAGGACAAGGCGTGGGGAAGACCGGCGTGGAGGCCGTGGCCCTCCTCTGGTTCCTGACCTGCTTCCGGTTCCCCCGGGTGGTGGCGACGGCCCCCACCCGCCAACAGCTCCACGACGTTCTATGGAGCGAGGTTGAAAAGTGGCGGTCCAACAGCCCCCTCCTCCGGGAAATCCTGCGGTGGACCAAAACCTACGTCTACTTGAACGGCTATGAGAAGCGGTGGTTTGCCGTGGCCCGCACCGCCTCCAAGCCGGAGAATATGCAGGGCTTCCACGAAGAGAATATGCTGTTCATCGTGGATGAGGCCTCCGGCGTGGCCGATGAAATCATGGAAGCTATACTCGGCACCCTCTCCGGCGGAAATAACAAGCTCCTGATGTGCGGGAACCCCACCCGGACCTCCGGGACCTTCTATGACAGCCACACGGCCAACAGAGGCCTTTACAGGTGCCACAAGGTATCTTCCCTGGACAGCTCCCGGACCAACAAGAAGACCATCAATGCGCTGATCCGCAAGTACGGAAAGAACAGCAATGTGGTCCAGGTCCGGGTGTTCGGCAACTTCCCATCCCAGGAGGACGACGTGTTCATCCCCCTGCCCCTGGTGGAAAAGTCCATCGCCCTCGACCTGGAGCCGGTCATCTCCCGGATCAGCATAGGGGTGGACGTGGCCCGGTATGGCGATGATGAGACAGTCATCGCGCAGAATGTGGGCGGAGTTGTGGACCTCCCGATCATCCGCCGGGGTCAAAACCTCATGCGGACGGTGGGAGACATTGTGCTCCAGTACCGGAAGCTGATCTCCGACTACCCCAAGTACCGGGGCAGGATATTCGTCAACATTGATGACACCGGCCTGGGCGGGGGAGTCACCGACCGGCTGGCCGAGGTGAAGAGGGAGCAACACCTGAGCAGACTGGAGATCGTGCCGGTGAACTTCGGCGCCAAAGTCCCGGATCAGGACGCGGCCGCCTACTTCGCCGACATTACCTCCTATATGTGGTCCAACATCAGGGACCAGATGGAGTCCGGGAAGCTCCGGCTCCCTAATGATACCGAGCTGGTGGCCCAGCTCTCCGTGAGGAAGTACACTGTGACCAGCGGCGGCAAAATCCAGTTGGAAAGCAAAAAGGATATGAAGAAGCGCAGTATCGACTCCCCGGACCGGGCCGACGCTGTTGCGCTGACGTGCTTCGCTCGTAAGACCTTCGACGTAACGAGCCTGATTTCCTGAGTAAAGAGGTGAGAGAATGTTCGACTATAAAAACGAGGCGGAAATCCGCAGATACCAGCAGATGCTCCGCATTGAGGCCGGCCGAAGGGTCCTGGACCAGATCAACGGAAAGACCCGGCAGATCAGGCAGGACGGGTACATCAACCTGCTGAACAAGTACGGCACCGCCCAGGACAACTCGACCGCATACCATTGGGAGCCGGAGACCCCCGTGACCGACTCAGAACTCACCGAGCTGTATCAGGACGGGAGCCTGTTTGCGAAGATCATTGACGCCCCCGCTGATGAGGCGGTGAAGAACGGCGTTGACCTGGGCGTGACCGATGAGAAGGCCCGGGAGTACATCGAGGACACCCTGGCCTGGCTGGAGTGGGACGAAAACATCTCCACCGCCCTGAAGTGGTCCCGCCTCTACGGTGGGGCAATCGCGGTGATGATGATTGATGACGGCGGCGGCCTGGATGAACCCCTGGACCTGGGGAACATCCGTGGCATTGATGAGATCAGAGTGTATGATCGGTCCATCGCCATCCCGGATTACAGCAGTATCTACAAACTCGATCCCTCCTCCAGCTTGTCCTCCAGGACCGGATCAAACCGCTTCCGCCACCGCTTCCTGGAGCCGGAGTTCTATGACGTTGCCAGTATCTACGGGAGTTTCCGGGTGCATGAGAGCCGGTGCCTGGTATTCCGCAATGGCAAGGTCCCTGAGCGGTCCTCCCTCACGCAGTACCGGCATTGGGGAATCCCCGAGTATATCAGGATCAGGAAGGAACTGCGGGAGGCGGTGACCTCCGTTTCCTACTCCGTTAAGATGTTGGAGAAGAGTGTCCAGGCCATCTACGGCATGAAGAACCTGCAAGAGCTCCTGACCACGGATGAAGGAGAAGATATGGTGCTCCGCCGCCTCCGGGTGATCGACATGGCCCGGAACTTCCTAAACTCCATTGCCATCGACTCCGACGGTGAGTCCTACGACTTCAAGAGCATGACGCTCTCCGGGGTGAAGGATATTGTGGAGACCACATTCGCTACCATCTCCGCCGTGTCCAACGTGCCGCAAACAGTCCTCTTCGGCCGGTCCCCCGCCGGTGAGAACGCCACCGGGGACGGAGACCTGGAGAACTGGTACAGTTATGTGCAGAGGATTTGGAAGGTTGATGTGAAGTCCAACCTGAAGTACCTGGTGGACATCATCATCAAGGCGGGAATGGCCCAGGGCTATATCACCGAAGACCCGAAGCCCAAAATCGAGATGAATCCGCTGTGGTCCCTCAGCGAGACCGAGCAGGCCACCGTGGATCAGACCAAGGCGGCCACCGAGCAGACGAAGGCGACCACTCTCCAGCTCTATGTGGATATGCAAGCTATCGGTCCCGATGAAGTCCGGGCCGCCCTGAAGAAGGAAGGGACCCTGGACATCAGCTCCATGCTGGACGATCTGCCGGAGGATGAAACCTGGGGGCTGGGCGAGGAAATCGAGGACCCGACCACCGACCCACTCCAAACACCCCAGGGAAGGCTTTCAGAGGCTCAGGGAACGTACAAAACAGCTCCGGGGGATAACTCCCTACCCCAGGAAGAGAACGCCGACACGGGCGATTTAACGGGGCAGGGACCGGGGGCCAAAATCACCGGGGTGGGAACCATCGTGGTGAAGGACGGCCGGGTGCTGGTGGGCCGCAGAAAATCTGACTTCTGCTCCGGGACCATCTGCGGCCCCGGCGGACACATCGAGGCCGGGGAGAGCGGGAAGCGGGCCGCCGTCCGGGAGGCCCGGGAGGAGTTCGGGATCACCATTGACCCGGCGGACCTCTACCTGATCGGGGTGGATGACACCCTCCCCTCTGAGTTCGGCGGCTCGATCTTCTACCTGACAACCGACTTTGCCGGTGATCCGAAGTGCGACGATGTGGAGATGACCAACGCTCAGTTCACGGACGCCTCCGAGCTGATGGAGCGCGAGGAGGGCCTATTCCCTCCCTTCGCCGCCTCCCTGAAGCAGTTGGCCCGAGTGCTGAAAAGAAAGACCGACACCTGAGTGCCGGCCTTTTTTTGCCCTTAGCATTGCCTTTTGGAAATAAACAAAAATACCAGTATAATATGGGTAATCTGTATTCCCGTAAGGCAACTGTCTGTGATATAACAGCCTCACCGGAAGGGAGGCAGTTGAAAAAAAGAATTGGCTCTCACTGGCGGAAACAGTGAGGGCCGGGGCGATTGCGATATACTCAATCTATGGTGAATCGAGTATATCACATCGCTCCAAAAAGTCAAGAGTATTTTTGAAAGGAGCGCAGTGAACAATGCTCACAAAAGACAGGAAGATGGCCCTGGCCCAGGCCGAGGCGCTGGCATACATGATATGCTCGACCTTCTTTGACGGCCCAGGCGAAGATAACCGGGGGCGGCAGGGGGCAAGGCTGGAGGCCTCCATGTACCTACTCAGCGATCTCCTCACAACTGCTACGGTGGGAGGTGCGGCCTGATGTTTTACAACAACATGGAAGTCGCCTGCAAGATTTTCCACAGCAAGCAGGACTGGAGGATCAGGGTTGTCTACACGGAGACCGGGGAGCCGGCGTTCTGCGCGGTCGATGTTGCTGAGAACATGGGGTATGAGGCTCCGGGTCAGGCAATCAAACGCTACGGCGGGAAAACGATTGTGGCCCTCGTGCCGTGGAACAGCGAGACCAGGAAGGGGTGCTCCCCCACGCGGTGCTTCACGGAGCGGGAGATGTTGAAGTTCATTCGCAACTCAGCTATGCGACCGGCCCCCGGGTTTCTTCAGTGGGTGGAGACGGTGGTGATCCCCGGAGCGAAGGAATTTGCACCCGAAATGGATGCCAGCCGCAACTCCCCTGCGCCAACCTCCACCACGGTCCATGCTCCCGAGCCGGAGCCCCTGAAGATCGCCGGGTCCCGGCCCGACATCGCAAAACAGATTGATGACATCATCTTCGGCCTGATGGTGCTGAAGAAGAACCTAGCTTAACCGAATATCCATAGTCCACATAGGGGACCGTTTCGGCGGCCCCCTTTTTGTTTGGGGGTGATGATTTGGACCCGAAGCACAACCAAGAGATGATCCAGAAGTCGGTCAAAAAGAAATTCAAGGGCCACCAGACGCTCAACGCGAAGGCGGCCCCTCTCTATCCCTCCGCTTTGGAGAGCCAGTACAGAGGCCTCACCAACGCCTATATGAAGATTCTGAACCAAGTGGTGTCCAAGTACCTCCCCAGGATCAAGAAGGCGGCAGAGGCAGAGCGCGGCGGCCCCCGGCGGTCCGATGATCTCAACAGCCTGATGTCCGCGATCCAGGCGGCTTTCGCTGAGATGGCGAAGGAGCTCGATGTCCAGACGGAGCGGTTTGACCTATACGGGAAGCTGGAGGCCCTGGCCCACCAGTCGGAGAAACTCAGCGTCCGCCAGTGGAAGCGGATCATCGGGAAGACCCTGGGCCTGGACCTCGCGGATGACTACTACCTGGGCCAGTTCTTCCAAGAACTGCTGGACAGGTGGGTGAGCGAGAACGTGGCCCTCATCAAGACCATCCCGCAGGACAGCTTGAACGAAATGCGGGAGATCGTCTATGAGGGCTACCGCACCGGACAGACCACCACCTCCATTGTGAAGGAGATCCAGCACACCTACCAGGTGAACAAGCGCCACGCCCGGTTGATTGCCCGGGATCAGATGGCGAAGCTCAATGCAGACCTCACCAAACGCCAGCAGACGGACGCCGGAGTGGAGAGCTATAAGTGGTCCACCTCCAGGGATGTCCGTGTGCGGGAGGGCCACCGCCGTCTAAACGGCAAGATATTCCGGTGGGATGACCCGCCGGTTGTTGATGAAAAAACAGGGAGACGTTGCCACCCGGGAGAGGACTACCAATGCCGGTGCGTAGCGATTCCTGTTTTTAATATTTCCACACTGAACGTCCCGGCGTCACCCGGGAAGGGGGGTGATTGATGTGAAAAAGTTATCTGCTGTGTGATGGGCGCACATCAATCACAACCCGGGAAAGGAGGTAAACAGACGTGCCTACCGCAGAAATCAAAATCCTCTGCAACCAGATCATCGAAGAGGTCAAGCTGATCTCCGTGGGTGTGGATGACATCGCCGCCCTGGGCGGTGGCGAGTCCAAGGTCATCGACCGCCTGAAGGAGCTGGGGCTGGGCCACCTCGAAAACGCTCAGAACCTCGTTATTGATCTGACGGCGGCAATGACCGCCGATCAGAACACCGACGGGGCAGATGAGGGGTCTGGTGAAGAGGGAGCCGGAGGTGAAGGCCAGGAATGAACCCGCCCAAGCTGAAGGCCGTGTACCGGCTGGACAGTATTCCCCTCAGCGCGACGTACTGGACGAAGGAAGGCTACCTGAAGGATGAACCTATCGTTACCTCGGTGGGTATCTTCGAGTACCTGAATCAGGACGGCTCCAAGCGCCGGGAACTACGGCTCCCGGAGGAAGTGTTCGATCCCGCGTCCCTGGCGAGTTATGAGGGCAAGCCCATCATCATCACCCACAACGCCGGAGAGGTGGACAAGAACAACGTCCAGCGGGAGCACATCGGGACCATCCTCTCCCCCGGCTTCCAGGACGGAGACGATGTTCGGGCCAAAATCGTGATCCACAACACGGACGCGATGAAACGGAGTGGCATGAGGGAGTTATCCCTGGGCTACTCCCTGGACCTCGATGAGCGCCCCGGGACCTGGAACGGTCAACCCTATGACGCGATCCAACGCAATATCCGCATCAACCACCTTGCCCTGGTCCAAAACGCCAGGGCGGGAGATCAAGCACGGCTGAATATCGACAGCCGTGACACCACAAAAGGAGTGAAAGTTATGGCTAATACTCGCAAAGACGGCGGCCCTCTGACCCCTGAAGAGATGGAGAAGGCCATCGCCGAGTTCAAGGCTCGGAAGGCCGCACGGTCCGGTGCCGGTGCTACCACCGCAGACGGTGGTGAGGGGACTCCCCCTGCCGCACCCGCTGTTGACGGTGATCCCGGTGCCGCTCCCCCTGCCGCCCCCGCGAAGCAGGATGAGGGGAGCGATCCAATGCAGAAGGTCCAGGCGGTGAAGGACCGGCGCGACCGCCGGGACATGGACGGCGATCCCACCGATCAGCAGGGAGCTATGGCTACCATCGCTCAGATGGACGAAGACCTCTGCACCCTGCTGGACGTGATCGACACCCTGACCGCGCAGAAGGATTTTGCTGGTGACTCCGGCTCCGGTTGCGAGGGCAACCAGGACGGTGATGAGCCCCCCGCCAAGACCGACGGCGATGAACCCGGCAAGTCCATGAACGCCGACAGCGTTGACGCCCTGGTGCGGGAGCGGGTGAACCTGATCCGCATGGGTGAGAAGCTGAACCTGGACGGCCTGGAGGACATGAGCATCACCGAGGCACGGAAGGCCATCATCAAGGCCGTGAAGCCCGGTATGCGGCTGGACGGTAAGAGCGACGCTTATCTGAAGGCCGCCTTCGACATGGCCGCTGATGAGGTTGCCAGCATGAGAAAGAGCACCAACTTCCAGCGCCAGCAGATGTTTGAGGGTGCCACCCAGCGCCGCGCTGACAGCGCCCCCACCGGCGGAGCGATGGCGCACCGGCAGAAGATGATCGACTCTCAGAATGGAGGTAGAAAGTAATGAGCGTGTGGACCGAGTATTCTCAGCAGACCCCGAAGGGGACCGCGGGTTCCCTCTATGATCTGACCAGCCACGTCGTAGACTCCTTTATGAACGAGGAAAACGACGGCGTGATGGGCTACGGTGTCGGCGTGGTGGCCGGGTCCAACCCCGGTGCAAGCTGCAAGCTCCCCGCCACCGGCGCCACCGCAGACAAGTTCCTCGGCATTGTGATGAACGGCGGCACCAACGAGATGAACATGAACGGCGTGGTCAACATCCCCAAGGGCTACCACCTGAGCGTTATGCGCCAGGGCCGCGTGTGGGCGAAGCTGGCCGATGAGCAGACCCCCGCCTATGGCGGAGCTGTGTACCTGGTCATCAACGGTGCCGACGTAGGCCGCCTGAAGACCACCGCAGACGGCTCCAACACCATTCAGATCCCCGCCCGGTTCCTTGGTGAGAAGACCGGAGAGGACCTGGTAGCCATCGAGCTGTACCCGTACAATCCCGCCGCTTCTGGTGGAGGTTCCTCCGGCGTTTCTTCCCTGGGAGACCTGAGCGACGTTGACCTGACCGTTCCGGCAACCGACGGACAGGTGCTGAAGTATGTCGGTTCCGACAGCAAGTGGAAGGCCGGGGCCGACAGCACCGGAGCCTGAGATAGGAGGTAATTGAAACATGAGCGAAATGAGATACGACGCCAACAAGCCGTCCGAGTTCTATGATCCCGCAGACTTTTCGGCTCTGAAGAACTCCAACATTCCCGCGACCATCGCCGCCTCCCCCGCAATGCGTTTCGACAGCGAGGACGCGGCGGCGGTGTTCTTTGCCCGTGAGCTGGACTACATCAAGTCCAAGACCTACGACAAGCAGTACCCCGAGTTCACCGCCCTTCAGATGTTCCCCGTCACCCATGAGGTGCCGGAGGGGGCCGAGACCTTCACCTACTACGGCTATGAGAAGACCGGCTTCGCAAAGATCATCTCCAACTATGCCACCGACCTGCCCCGCGTGGACATCAAGGGTGAGATGAAGACCGGCTACGTTAAGGGTATCGGCGATTCCTACGGCTACAACGTCCAGGAAATGCGCGCCTCCCGTATGGCCGGCAAGTCCCTGGACACCCGGCGCGGCGAGTCTGCCCGTTACCACATCGACCGGCTGACCAACACCCTTGCTTGGCGCGGTGACACCGCCAACAAGCTGATCGGCGTTCTCTCCGAGGACAACGGTATTCCCGTTCTGACTCTGGAGGACGGCGCGACTTCCCAGGGGGAGAACTGGCTGACCAAGAACGCTGATGAGATCATCGACGATGTAAAGACCGCCCTGGCGCAGATGGACAGCACCACCCAGCACGTCGAGATTCCCGACACCCTGGGCATCCCCAGCGACGTCTACATCGGACTGAGCCTGAAGCGGATTCCCGACACCAACATCTCCGTGCTGAAGTACCTCCAGGAGAACCTTCCCAACATCCAGATCAAGAGCTGCCCGGAGCTGAACAGCACCTCCGTGGAGACCAACCCCTACGCCAAGGCTTCTGCCGGTCAGGGTGTCGGCATCCTCTACAAGTACGACGCCGACAAGCTCTCCATCGAGATTCCCATGCCCTTCCTCCAGCACCCGGTCCAGTATGAGAACCTGGAGGTCAAGATTCCCTGCGAGTCCCGCGTGGCCGCCGCGGTGATCTACTACCCCATGTCCGCCCTGATTATGGTCGGTCTGTAAGAGAGAGGCGCGAAGTATGCGAGTAACGAATAAGACCTCCAAGATTATCCACGTCGGTATGGTGACCATCCTTCCCGACAAGACGGAGACTATCAGCAAGAACGCTGAGACCTCTTCCGCCGTCCGCGCTCTCATCGAGCGCGGCGACCTGAAGGTGGCCGCAGAGAAGGCCTCCGGGAAGACCACCAAAGGCTCCCGGAAGGGCGCCGGTGCCAAGGCAGATACCGATGACACCGGAGAGAACGAAGGCGCTGAGAAGGGCGAAGAGGCCTAAAGGAGGCTGTTATGGCTGAACGTAGCGCGATCCAGATTTTCCGTATCATCGCACCCGAGTTCAAGGATGTGCCCGACGCCGAAGTGGAGGCCATGCTGGAACTGTGCGAACCCCTGGTGAGCAAGCGGCGCTTCGGCCGGGTCTACAATCAGGCCCTCGCGCTTCTGGCGGCACACCGCCTGAAGCTGTCCGGGAAAGGTCAGGATATGATCGGTGGCGGCCTCGGTTCTTCCGGGGCCGCCGTCGGCTTTGGGCTTGCCAGCGTGTCGGAGGGGAGCACCAACGTGTCCTTCAACACGGCGAACATGAACCCGAATGACGATAGCTGGTACGCCCTCACCCAGTATGGTATGGAATACCTGAACCTCCGTCGGCTCTACATCATGTCCATTACATCGGCAGGTGAGGCCTGATGGCAGTTATCGACCGGACCACCCCGGAGGGCCGGAAGTTCTATGCGGAGCTGAGGAAGCTGGCGGAGCTAGAGTGCTACGGCGGCTTCCAGGGTGGAGTGGAGACAGCGAAGAAGAGGGTAGACGGCCAGATTGTAGACACCGATGTGGACCTGCTGGACGTTGCCGCCTTCAATGAGCTTGGCACATCTCACTCCCCGAGCCGTCCCTTCCTTCGGCAAAGCCTGGATAACCACCACCCGGAGATCGAGGCTTTCTTCAGGGAGAAGGTTGCCCTCCTCACCAACGGTTCTACTACGGCGGATCAAATCATGCGAGAAATGGCCGTGTTCCTGCGCGGCCTGATTCAGGAAGAGATCGTGGAGGGCGACTTCACTCCAAATGCCCCCAGCACGGTGAAGAAGAAGGGGTCGGCAACGCCCCTGGTAGACACCGGGCACATGAGGCAGTCTGTTTTGACCATCATCGACAAGAAGGGGAGAAAGTAATGCTGTTTAATTTTTTCAAGCATGACTATGTGGCCCGCCGCCTCAAAGAGGACACCTACTCTGGCGGCTACGCCGCCCCCGGAGGCCATGAGGATTTTGTGGTAACGCTGAATGTGCAACCGCTCTCCAGCGATGAGCTCCAGGCCCTCCCGGAAGGCGAGAGGACCATCAAGCGGATCAAGGCCATAGGCGTCAACCAGTTCAACCCCACGGACGAAGAGACCGGGACCCAAGGTGACCGGCTCTACTACGAGGGGAAGTGGTATGAGTGCAAATCCTGCCAGTTGTGGGATCACACTATCCTGTCCCACTACGAGTCGGAGTTTGTGGAGATGTCCCCCGGCTCTGAGGGGATCGGGCCGCCCGAACTGGAGGTGACCAGATGAACCACACCCAGGTGAAGCGAATCCTGTTCACCATCACAAGCGAATATTTCAGCGGCGCCACGGTAGACATGGCGAACACCAAAAGGGCCAAGAAGACGAAGCCCCTGGTGACCATGCGCTTCGGCACCGCCCACACCACCACGTTCCCCGTCGAGAAGGTTCTTGACGGGGAACTTTGTTCTTGCTACCCGAGCACCGCGAAGCTGGAGGTCCAGCTTTTCACCGACGGGGCTCTGCTCCCCAACGGGGCAAGGGAGAACACGGCGGTGGGAGACCTGACCGACTATGTGAACTACATGAGGTCGGAGATGGTCACCCAGCGCCTCAGCAAGGATTACATCTCCATCCTACCGGCCGGGGACGTCCAGGACGTCACGGCCATCATCAATGATTCCAGCTATGAGTACCGCGCTATGGTCGAGTTCGACCTGAGCTACACCACCTTGGCCGTCGGCTTTGCCGGCATCCTGGATGAATCCAGTATCAAGGTGGATGAGCCCGATCCAGAGCACCCCGGCGAGGTACTTCCGCCCCACATCGAACCCGAGTGGACGCCGACACCCAGCGGCGGCAGAAATGCCGAGATCGCTGAGAAGGAGACCGGCTACTTCACAGAGGTCGAGATCACAGAAAAGGAGTGATACGCAAATGAGCAATCTCGACAGGATTGTAAATATCAGCATTGAACTCCAGAGCGTTGTGTCCAGTGGTGCCAGTTTTGACCATATCCTCATCGTTGGTCCGGCCCCGAAGACCCCCCTGGAGGAAGTGACCATCCCGGATGTTGGCGTTTACACCACCCTTGCCGCAGTCAATGAGATGGGCTGGGTATCTGAGGGAGCCAGCGCGGACCCCGTGGGGATCGCCGCACGGATCGCCTTCAGCCAGAGCCCCAAGCCCTCCCGTATTTACATTGCCGTCCAGAAAACGGACTCCGGCGGGAGCACCCTGGAGGCTGCTACCGCCACCCTCAGCAGAGCGGAGGCGGCGGAGACCGGATGGTACTGCGCCCTGGCCGCCGGTATTGAGGAGGAAGACTTCGAGGACATGGCGGAGTGGACCGAGGCCCGGGAAAAGATTTTCGGCTACTCCTATAAGGACCCGGACAGCAATCCCGTGACCAACGTCTACTACCGGACCTTTGGTATCTGCTACGGCGATGATACCGGCTCCGGCGATCCCTACAAGCACGTTGCTATGGCGGTGCGCTTCCTGTCCTATGACGCCGGTTCCGAGACCTGGGTGAATAAGTCCCTGGCCTCCGTGTCCACCTCCAAGTTCACTGACACGGAGCTGAACACCATCGAGGCGGACCCGGCCAGCTACTACATTCAGTTCGGCGACACCGGGCTGGTGCAGGGCGGCAAGGTCCGAGCTGGTGAGTGGATCGACGTGATCCGCTTCCGCGACTGGCTGAAGAACGATATGCAGACCCGTGTGGTCAACCTTCTGGTGAAGAACTCCAAAATTCCCTACACCGACAAGGGTATCGGCCTGGTCCGCAATCAGGTCATCGCCAGTCTGAAGGAGGGCACCCGCCGGGGCGGTATCTCCGAGGATCAGTACAACAGCAACGGAGACCTCATCCCGGGCTTCACCACCTCGGTTCCCCTGGCCGCCGACCTGACGGATGAGCAGAAGAAGTCCAGAATCCTCACCAACGTGAACTTCTCCGCGCTCCTGGCCGGAGCCATCCACGTTGTTGAAGTGACCGGCTCCCTGGTCTATTCCTACTGAGGAGGTAACGAATCATGGTAAAGACCTATGACCCCAAGAAAGTCCTTATCGCCTGCGGAACTCACTCCGTCACCGGCCTTGCCGATGACGCTTTTGTGAGCGTTGAACCCGCCGGAGAGGGTGTGACGCGAAAGGTCGGTTGTGACGGAGAGATCGTTCGGTCGATCAGCCCCGACAAGACCTCGACGGTGAAGATCACCCTGCTCCAGACAAGCGACAGCAACTCCTATCTCCAGCAGATGTATAACCAGGATCAGCAGAACGGGGACGGTATCTTCCCCATTATGATCCAGGACCTTATGGGCGGAGTCCTGTTCTCTGCTGAGGAAGCGTGGGTTGCGAAGCAGTCCACCTTTGCCCGTGGCAAGGCGGATACCAACCGTGAGTGGGAAATCCACACCGGCCAGGGCACTATGGAAGAGTAAGGAGTGAGACAGAGTTATGAAACAGTTTACCCCGGTCGTTAAGACCATCGGCAACAATAAGTTCTATATCCGTCCCTTCCCCGCCTTCACCGCCGCGAAGATGACCGGCGACCTGGCAAGCGTGGCAGCTCCCCTCCTGGCCGCCATCGCTCCCCTCGTTGTCAAGAAGACCGGAGACGGCAAGAAGGCCCTGGACGCGGACATCTCCGAGGTGGCCCCCGCTATGTCGGGGGCCTTCTCGGGCTTTTCCGGCGATAAGCTGGAGCACCTGAGCACGGAGCTTCTGGTGGCCCACGGGAACATCAGCGTGTCCCCCGGAGGAGATGACGGCCAGAACACCAAGCTCACGTTGGATCTTGCCAATGACCTGTTCTGCGGCGAGATCGACGAAATGTTCATGCTCATGTACGAGGTCATCAAGGTGAACTTCTCCGGTTTTTTCAAGAAGATCGCCGCCCAATATGGGCTGGGCGGCGAAGCTCAGACGAAGACCGGGTCGATTACAGCAAATATGGCGTCCTCGACCTGAGCAGCTTCACCGAGTTGGAGATGAGGATGTATGTCCTCATCAAAGCGCGGTTGGCCTCCATGCAGGAACTCAAAGAGGTCTACACCCTCGATGAGGCGCTGAAGCTCTTTGCCCTCTACCAGATGGACAACGACGTGGAGGCCGGCCGCCTGGCCGAAATATCGAAAGGCGGTGAGAAGAGTTGACCCTTCGTGAGCTTCTGATCGGGCTCGGCTTCAAGATCGACGAGTCATCGGAGAAGAAGGCGGAGCAGGGAATCCAGGGTCTTAAAGACAAGGCTACACAGCTCCTCGGTGCCATCGGCATCGGCTTCTCCCTGGCGAACCTGAACGAGCTCTCAGAGGAGTTCCGTACCACCAATGACCAGATCGCCCAGGCCACGCGGCTCCTGGGAGATCAAGATGAAATCCAGCAAAAAATCCTGGACTCTGCAAACCGGACCCGCGCCTCCTATGCGGACACGGCCCGGATGGTATCTAACCTGGTCCAGGAAAATTCAGATCTGTTCGGCACAGTTGATGAGGCCATTGCCTTCAATGACGCGGCCACCATGCTATTCCGCACGGCTGGTAAAACCAATGAGCAGATTGCCGGCCTGATGGAGGCCATCAACAAGAGCTTTGCAAAAGGCGTGGTGGACTCCGAGACCATCAGCCAGTTGTTGGAGCAATCCCCCGAGTTCATAGCCCTCTTGAATGAGAGGCTGGGAACTACCTCAGACCAGTTGGAGCAGATGGTCGCCGACGGCAAAATATCCCTGGCAGACCTGAAGGGTGCCGTTGTGGATAACGCGGATGAGATCGCCGCGGCCTTCGATGGGACCAGCTACAAAATCTCCGACGCCATGCTAAATATCCGCAATCAGTTCGGTTTGTGGGTTGCTGACATGGATGAAACCCTCGGCATCTCTGAGGCTATTGGAACCACAATGGTCCGATCCTTCAACGTAGTCATGGACGTACTTCGGCAAGTCCAGGTCCGGTTTGAATGGCTGGCCGAAAAGGTGGGCGGGACTGAGAACCTGTTTCGGATCATCGGAACGGTTGCGGCCTCCGCCTTCGGAGTTATCGCCCTGCCTAAGCTGCTTACCTTCCTGACCAAGCTCCAGAAGATCGACAAAGCCCTGCTTGCGGCGAGACTGAAGATGTTGGGGATCATCGCAGTAGTGACCGTCATCGTCCTCCTGATCCAAGACTTCATCTCCTTTATGAGCGGGGACAACAGCTTGATCGGCTCCCTGTTCGACAAAGCCGGTATCGGGGCGGAGAACGCTAGGCAAACCATATTGAACGCGTGGACTACGGTAAAAGAGTTCCTGCTGACGATGTGGGGTGTCATCAAACAGGCCGCACAGACCATCTTTGGCGCCCTATCCGACTGGTGGGAGGAAAACGGCGCCGCAGTAATGGAATCCTTCTCCCGTATTTGGGAGGGGATCAAGACCCTATGTGAAACCCTCTGGAACGCGCTGTCCAGTGCCGCACAGACCATCTTCGGGGCCCTGCAAAGGTTTTGGGACACCTGGGGAGATACGATCATCTCCGTTTTCAGCACCATCTGGAACACGCTGATCGCCCTCATCCAGCCCTTCCTTGACGCTATCGCCGCTGTCATCGACTTCCTGGCAAATGTGTTCACCGGCAACTGGCAGGGGGCATGGACCGCGATCAAGGACTTTGCGGCATCCATCTGGCAGATGATTACCACCATCATCACCGGCGCGCTGGACATCATCGCCTCCATCTGGAGCACAGCCGTCGGTATTCTCTCCGGCATCTTCCAGAACATCTGGAACGCCATTGTGGAGAAAGTCACCGGCATCAAGGACGCCATCGTAAACGGCTTCACGGCCGCCATCGACTGGATCAAATCTCTCCCCGCTCAGGCCCTCCAGTGGGGTGCTGACATCATCCAGGGGATCGTGGACGGTATCACCGGAGCCATCGGCAAGGTCGGCGAAGCTGTTTCGGGTGTAGCCAATAAGATCAAGTCCTTCCTCGGCTTCTCGGTGCCGGAGGACGGCCCCCTGAGCGACTTCGACACCTATATGCCGGACATGATCGAGCTGATGACGAAGGGCATCAACGCCGGCAAGGACAAGATCAGGGGTGCCCTGGAATCCCTCACCGGAGAGATGTCCGTTATCACCAGGGCCAACGTGGTCAGCCCCAGCACGGCCGCCGTTGCCACCGGCTCCACGCAGTCGAGCCGGACTGTGACTCAGAACATCGAGATCAACAACCAGTTCCACGGCGACCGAGCCGGTCAGCAGAAGTCCTCCGAGGCTATGGACAAGGCTACCAGCGACTCCACCGAGGAGCTGGCCCGTGCCCTTCAGTATGCGAGGTGACGCCCATGCCAAGAAGAAATATCCAACCTGTCAGCGTGGCCGGGATTGAGTTCCCGGCCATGCTTGACGAAACGCAGACTTTTACCTCCGACATACCGGAGTACCCCGTGGAGACGGGGTTCGTCATCAGCGACAACATAACCCTCCAGCCTATGGAGCTCCCTCTGACCCTTCTGCTGAGTGACACGCCCCTGACCTGGCGCGGCCGGGTCAGATCCATGTCCGAGGCGGAGAGTATGCTGAAGGAGCTATACTTCAGCAAGACTCCCTTCACCGTGGTCACCCCCAGCGGGACCTTCGATAGCATGGGTATCACCTCCATGCAGATCAAGCGGAGCTCCGAGAATGGCTACAACAAGGAAGTTTCCCTCAGCCTAAAGCAGATCAACGTCACCGCGACGAAGACCACCACCATCCCGGACAGCTACGGGAAGAGCGGGGCGACCGGCGCCAACGCCGGGACCGCCAGCACCAGTGCGGGGTCCACCTCGACCGGCGGCGGGTCCTCTGGTAGCGGCTCCGGGAGCTCCGGAGGCTCCAGCGGCTCCGGAAGTTCCGGCTCCGGGAAGAAGAGCTCCGGGTCCATCCTCTACAACGTGGCGTCCTCCGCCGGCCTGATCTGAGGGAGGTGAGGAGTTGGAGTACACCATCATTTCCGTGCCGGACATGAACGACAGCTTTTCCCGGGTGGTCCTCGGCGGGACCGCCTACCTCCTTCGGTTCACCTGGAACGACACCGCCCAGCGGTGGATGTGGGGGGTCTACAACTCAGACCGCACCCCCATCATCGAGGGGATCAGAGTGGTCCCCAGCCTGCCTCTTAACATCTTCTGCGGGAGGCCGGGGCTCCCGGCCGGCGCCTTCGGCGTGATCTGCGAGAAAGAGGCGGTCGGTCGGCAGGATTTCCTCAACGGGACCGCACAGTTTGTTTTCATCCCCCCGGAGGAATGAAAAAACAAAACGTCACGGTGACCGTCCGTTGGATTGTCCGTCGGACTGTCACCGTGACAATCCGGTGTAACCAGTACCATAACCATAACCATAACCAGTACCATAACCATAACCAGTACCATACCAGAAACCTACTCCCTTCGGGAGTATATATAGGGGCGCGTTGCGCCCACTCACACACCCCCGGAGGTGATGATGTGCAAAACTTTGATCGTCAATATCGGATGTCCGCAGGGAAGCCAGGATCGGTCGGCTTTGAAATCGGAGACTCCACACCCTATGCTCTGCATATTGCTTTCTCCATCCAGAAGCAAGAGCTGGAGAGTAGCAACACCGCAAAGGTGCAGGTGTGGAACCTGAATAAATCCCATCTTGCCACCCTGGAGGAAGAGGGGTGCTTTCTCACCCTGAAGGCAGGGTACGGGAACACCCTCCCCCTGATCCTGTCCGGCTCCGTCTCTTACACCCACACCCAGCCGGACGGCGCGGACGTGATGACTGAGATCGAGGTGGTGGACGGCTTGGCGGAGATCAGGGACACATGGGTTTCCATCTCCTATGCCGGCAAGGTCAACTCGAAGAAGATCATTGACGATGTGGCCTCCCAAATGGGAGTGACGGTGACGTACAGCTACAACGCCGAGTTTGCCGACATACCAAACGGGTTCTCCTTCGTGGGGCAAGCGAAGTTTGCATTGACAAAGGCCTGTGCCGTGAGCGGACTGGAGTGGTCCATCCAGAACGGAATCCTCCAGGTGAAGAAGCCGGGGGACGTGATGAGCAAGGAGGTCTACGTCCTCAGCGCGGAGACCGGCCTTTTGAACATACCCCAGCGGGTCCAGGTCAGCAGTTCGGACTCCGACGGCACCAATGAGATCGGCTGGGACATCGAGTTCCTGATGAACGGCGCCATCGGGATCGGCGACTACGTTCAGGTCCAGAGCAAATACCTGGAGGGGTTCTTCCGCATTTCCACGCTTGACATCGACGGGGACAACCTGAGCGGCGACTGGAAGTGCAAGGCGCGAGTTTTGGAGGTGACAGGATGAGCGGGAGAGGCGAATTTGCCGAACAGGTCAAAGAGACCATCAATGCTACACTGGCCCAGGTCCACACCTGTGTGCCCGGGAAGATCGTGTCCTTCGACGGCTCCACCTGTCAGGCCACGGTCCTCCCGTCCATGAAGATCAAGACCCCCAAGGGCGAGATGATGGACTACCCGCAGATCACCGGGGTGCCGGTAGTTTTTCCCCAATGTTCCGCGCAAGGGGCCACCATCGCCTATCCGGTGAAGGCCGGGGACGGGTGCCTGATCCTCTTTGCAGAACAGGCCCTTGACAAGTTCCTCTACGACCGGGACACCGGCACGGACCTGAAGTTCGACCTCAGCAACGCCGTTGCCATCGTGGGGATCTTCGCAACGGGCAACAGCGTCATGGCAGAGGCCGCCAGCTCAAACGCCATCATCGTCGATGTGAAGGGCACCAGGGTGAAGGTCCAAAGCGGCCTGGTCCAGATCGACGCGGCGGCGGTGAACATCAACGGCAACGTGACCATCACCGGAAACCTGACCACCACCGGCGGTGTGGTCAATCTGAATTGACGGGGGTACGAGTATGCCTGAAGCGGCAAGACTGAATGACAGCGTGGACGGGACCACGGCCGGGGAGCACTCCGGCCACGTCCCGCCCCATAGCCCGGAGCCCTTCAGCGGAGAAATCTCTGCTGGGTGCTCCGGTGATGTTTTTATCAACGGCAGACCGGCCGCAACCGTGGGGAGCGTAACCACTGAGCGGGACGGGTGCTGTGGAAGCTCCCAGGGGGCGGTGGCCGCCGGGAGCTCGACGGTTTTCATCAACGGCAAGCCTGCGGCGAGGAACGGAGACGCCCTCTCCCCGCACAGCGGGTCCGGGAACATATCGTCCGGGAGCGGCGATGTGCTGATAGGGGGTTAGACCATGTATGACCTGAAGCTGAACGAGTCCGGCGATCTGGAGGTCAACGACTTCGGAGATGTAATGCTCACGCAATCAGTCCGGCAAGCGGTCCTTATCCGTTTGCGGTGGCTTTTTGGGGAGTGGCGCTTTGCGCCGGAGGCGGGAGTCCCCTACATCGAGCGGATCATGGTGAAGAAGCCGGACGTGGAGGCCATCAAGCAGATTCTCCGCCAGGAGATCATGGGCGTTGACGGCATGACCGACGTGCGGAACCTGGAAGTGAGGATTGACAGCCAGACACGGACCGCCCGTATAACCTTCGACGGCTATGCGGACGGTGAACTTTATAGCGAGGAGGTGCTTATGAGTGCCTGAGTATGGAATCACGGAGACGGGCCTTCGTATCAAGCGGTTTGATACCATCCTCTCCGAAATCAATGCTTTTCAGACGGAGGGCTTTGGGGTGCAGGTGGGAGCCAACACCAGGTCCTTCCTGAACGTGCTGAACACCAGCGTAGCGGACAAGATTGCCGAGCTGTGGGAGCTGGGGGCAGACATCTACCAAAACCTGTCTCCCATGTCTGCTGAGGGCGCCGCCCTGGACAACGCGGTACAGTTCGGCGGGAACAGTCGGGAGAAGGCCCGGAGCACCTACTACCCAATCCATTGTGAGTGCATGGAGGGGGTCACCCTGGACGAAGAGACATTGATCGAGTCGGACACCAATCCGGCAATCAAGTTCCTCTCTGCGGAGGAACGTACCATCTCCAGGTCTGCCTTCAACAAGGCCAAGGTGAAGGTGGTCTCCACGCAAGCTGGGGAGGCCTACACGGTGGCCTTGAACGGAACCCTATATTCCTACACCTGTCAGGCCCAGGATGGACCAGAGGCAATTTTAGGCGGACTCCGGGACCTCATTCTTGCCGATGAAGCGGAGGCCTTCACCGCCTCCGTAGACAGTGAGAATGTGCTGCTGGTCATCGAGGCCGCCGATGTGGAGTCGGAGAACTCAATGCTCCTGACGGACAACCTGACCACAGAGAGCGTGACGGCCATCATCAGCTTTGCCAGCGAGGAGCCCGGGGAAGTGTCTCTCCCGAATGGGGCGATTACCAAAATCGTCACCGCGCCCACCGGCTTCCTGAGCTGTACCAACCTGTGCGGATATGTGGCCGGCCGCCTCCTGGAGACCGACGTGGAGCTCCGGCAGAGCTATGTGGACAAAATCTTCAGCCGATCCTCCCGCATGACCGACAGTATCAGGTCCGCGATCCTTGCCAACTGCGCCGGGGTTACGGCGGCTCAGGTGTATGAGAACCGGACCAACGAGACGGACAGCGAGGGCCGACCACCCCATAGCGTAGAGGCCGTGGTGGACGGAGGGAGCAACAGCGATATTGCCGAACAAATCCTTGCCACAGTTTCCGCCGGGATCACCACCTACGGCTCCGTGGCAGTTGATGTCCCGGGCGAAGACGATGACATGATCGAGGTCTGTTTCAACCGGCCGACCTACATCTACTGCTGGTTCAAGGTGACCCTGACCATCTCGAAGGCAAGCGCGGTCCCGGCCAACTATGCGGAGTTGGTGGAGACGGCCATTGTGGACGCGATGAGCCAGGTGGAGAACGGAGAGGATGTTGTTCCGCAACAGCAGTTCCTCCCAGCTATCTATGAGCAGGTCCCGGGGATCAGCTACATCGACGTTGCCATCTACACGACCACCAGTGCGTCGGAGGGTCAGCCGTCCTCCTATCCTCTGAGGAGCGTGGAGATCACCAACCGGCAGAGGGCGATGACCAGCTCTACCAGAATTGAGGTGGCCCTGGATGACTGAGTATGACTTCAACTACCGGCAGAAGATGGTGGATGACCTTCTGGAGCAGTTCAGAGGGAAAAAGAACATCGGCGTCCTGGTGGAGTCATACGCCCAGCAGTTTCAGGAGGTCTATGACTTCCTGATGTCCCTCCTGAAGCTACTGGACCTGGAGTCCTGCACCGGGGCCCAGCTTGATCTCATCGGCGAGATTGTGGTGCTCTCCCGGTATGACGCCCGGGTGATGGTGGAGCAATCCTACGAAGGAGAGGTGCTGGACGATGATCTATACCGGAAGCTCCTGAAGTGGAAAATCCTGCTGAACACCAACGATTGCACTTACTGGTCCATGATGAAGGGGATCAAGTATTTTTGGGACAAGTCGCCGGTCTACTATGAGACGGACCCGGAAATCCCGGCCACCATTCTGCTGACCACCCCTCCTCTGGACCCTGCGACGAATCCCAGGGACCTGCTGGAAATGCCGATCATTCGGGCCGGAGGCGTTGACCTTCGGCTCCGGGCCACGACTGAGAACCCTCTTATGGAGGGCTCTGTTTTTATCGGCGGCGCCGCGTTCCAGGGAGTCATGTCCACCCAGCTCCCGGAACTCGAAATCGACTACAACCTGAAGGCGGATGTGAACATCGTTCCGGCGATGCTTTCCGTCATGCAGACTGTACTACCTGAACTTGAAATCGAATAGGAGGCTTCACAATGGCAGAGTATGGATTTTTTATCCCCAGCGCGGGAAGAAGCTACATCGCCGGCCTGATGGCCGGGGAGACCCTGGAGATCAGCCGGATCATGGTGGGAAGCGGAAAGCCTGCCTCCCTGGAGGATATGGCTTCGCTGACGGACCTGGTGGCTCCCGTGGCACAGGGGACCAGCACCGAGCCCCTTCGGAAGGGGGACTCCGTGGAGATGGTGGTGGAGTATCGGTCCGACCTGAATGGCGGCCTCGGGACCGGCTTCTGGCTTAACGAGTTCGGTATCTTCGCAATGGACGGGGACAACGAGGTGATGATCTATTACGGATGCCTGGGCGACTTTCCCCAATGGGTGAGTGCCTACAATCAGGGGGCTATCGACATCCGCAGATACCCCGTGGTGCTGAAGGTGTCATCGGACGTGAATGTGGTCATCGCATACCCGGCCCTGGCCTTTATGACCGCTGAGGACGTGGAGGAGTTCTGCATGACGGTGATCCTGCCGCAGTTCCTCACGGAGGCCCAGGGGCTCATTGATGAGCACAATGCGGACCCCGACGCGCACCCGGCTATTCACTCCGAGATGGACGGCCTGGACTCCAGGTTGACCTTGCTGGAGCTGATGTATAGCACCGACGTGAGCGGAAACCCGTTCACAATCACCTTCCAGAACCTCGATGGCGTGACGGTTGAAGGTGTCCACAATGTCGCGCAAGCGAGGATCGAGTTTTGACGGAAGAGATCATCTCACCTACCCCTGCGGAGCTGTCCTGTCTGGTGGGGAACCTCTTTGCGGAGTTGGAACCGCCTTGCGACGTTGCCTCCTCTCCCGGTCTAATCCTGTGCGGGATCACACCGTTTGGAAACCGCGCTGTCCTTCTGGTAAACCATGACTTCTGCATTTTTCGTGGAGAAGCCGGGGACCTGGAGGCCGCCCGTCGTGGGTGCCTGAACCGGAGGTGCAAATCAAATGCCGGATAAGGAGTTCGTACTGGGAAACAAGACGAAGGACCTGTTGGTATATACCTTCCTTGTGACCAAACCGATCAGCGATAAGACGCTGGAGCTCCCGGAAGTCATCAAGATGTTGACAGCGATACGGAACCTCCCGCCGGAGGCCCGGGATGACCTGATCCAGGAGTATATCGACCGGCTGAAGAAGGCGGAGAAGAAAGAGGGCTTTCCTAAAAGTGCCCTGCATACCTACATCAACGCCACGCGGAGCGCCGCAATCTCCATTGTGAAGAATATCCACGCTGCCAACGACTGCTCCTTCCAGACGGAGTACGACCGGCGGCTCGACCTGATCCACGCCGCGCTGAACGACTGCAACCTGCTCCTGAAGCTGGTGGAGATCAGCCAAGCTATGGGGTACATCAGCATAAAACGCATGGGTCACTGGACGAAGTTCATCACCGATGTGAAATATATGACGTTGGCGTGGAAGAAGAAGGACAGCGAGAGGGCAAAGAACCTCCGCCGGCAAGAGGAGACGCGGAACTATGAGCTTCAGGCGAATATCATTGCCTCGGCCATAGACCGCGCCCTTCACCGAAGATAGATACACGGCGGGGGCACCCGCCTGGTATTAGGGTATGGCCCGTCGCGCCACCAACTGGTGGCTCCGCTCCCCGAACACCAACAACACCAACAACGTGTGGAACGTCAACTCCAACGGCAACTACAACAACTGGAACGCCAACAACTCCTACGGGGTGCGGCCCGCTCTGATGGGGTAATGAGTTCAAGTAGGCCTGGCCGAAAGCAGAGTTTCCATCATCAAAGGGGGCCATATCCTATCCAAACCCTCCCGGGAGGGGGCGGATAAACACATTACGCCGATGTCGGGAGCCCTTCGGGATTCCTGACTACTGTGCGGTGCCGTTCGGCAACACACCGCCACGGCGTTGAGGAAAGAGGGCCACCCCGTTGCTCTGAGACGGAGGGTGGCCCTCACTGTTTCTATCTATGCAAAAGACGTTTGAAGAAATCTGCACCTTCGAGGTGCTATATCGTGCCTACCTCGCGGCTCGGAAGGGAAAGAGGAAGAAACTCAGCGCGGCGCAGTATGAGGCAAACGCCCTCATGCTCACGGAGCGCCTTGCCTATATCCTGAATACCGACCTCTATGTTCCAGGAAAATTCGAGATTTTCTATGTCTACGAGCCGAAGAGGAGGCTGGTCCAGGCACCCGCCTTTGTGGACAAAGTGGTACAACACGCCATTGTGGACAACGCTCTGTACGAGGCGATCACCCGGAGCTTCATTCCGGCCAACTGCGCCTCCCAGGTTGACAAGGGTATGCACTACGGGTTGGATCTTCTGAAGGAGTTTATGTCGGACTACTGGAGGAAGAACCGGACCACCGAAGGATGGGTATTGAAATGCGATGTGCGGCACTTCTTTGCCAGCATTGACCATGACCTCCTGAAGGAGAAACTACGAAAGGTGGTGGTGGACGACCGAATGTTTCGGCTCATGTGCGCCTACATCGACGCAAGCGCAGATGGGCTCCCTCTCGGCTATCAGACCTCGCAACTGCTGGCTCTGCTGTTCCTGGATGGCTTTGACCATTTCGTGAAGGAGCGACTGCGGATCAAATACTATGTCAGGTACATGGATGATTTTCTGCTCATCCACCCGGACAAGAAGTATTTGCAATACTGTCAAAAAGAGATTGAAACTTATCTCGGTGAGCTCCGTCTGGAGCTGAACGAGAAGACCAACATTTTCCCCCTTCGGCATGGGTTAGACTTTTTGGGTTTTCACACCTACATCACGGAGAGCGGCCAAGTTGTGCGGAAGCTGAGGCATTCATCGGTCAAAAAGATGAACGCCAAGATGAGGAAATGGGAGAAGGACTACCCAAAGGGAGAGGTCACAAAAGAGAAGATTCTTGATAGCTGGACAGCATGGGACGCTCATGCAGCCCATGGAAACACTTACACACTCAGAGTCAAAGTAGCCGCGCGGGTCTCCAAAATCGTCGGCATACCACTGAAATGCCATGCCCCAATCAGGCTGTCGAAGATCCAGAAGGCTCAACTGGTGTATAAGCAGAGGTTGAAAGCCGCAAATATAGCCGCCCAATCGGCGGAATCAGAACACCGCGAGAACAATGTCCCGTGGTGATTTTTTTTATGCAAGGAGGTCTTTTTATGGCGAGTGTCGCAATCGGCTCTAAGGCCGTAGGCTCCATCGTCAAGCTCAAAGAAAATGGAACCCTTGTGAACTACTTGATAGTCCATCAGGGGAAGCCATCCAGCATCTACGACGCCTCCTGCGATGGTACTTGGCTTCTGCGCCAAGACATCGCGGAGAATCGTGTCTGGGAGGCTGACAACGTAAACAAGCTGGAGTCCTCGGACATCCATGCCTACCTGAATGGCACATGGTTGAATCGCTATGACGCCAACATCAAGTCGGCCATCAAGCAGGTGAAGATCCCGTACCGACAGAACGGTGGTTCTGGTGGCACTGACCGCACTGGCACCAGCGGTCTTAGTTGTAAGGTGTTTCTGCTGTCTGGTCGTGAGGTTGGCTTTACCAACAGCGAAAGCTCCTATTTCCCGAACGACGGTGCCAAGCTGTCCTACTTCGAGTCTGGAAATGGCTCCAGCGCCCAGCAGAAGCGTGTGGCAAAGCTGAACGGCAGCGCCACCTACTGGTGGCTCCGCTCCCCGTACACCGGCCGCACCAACCACGTGTGGAACGTCTACTCCAACGGCGGCTACGACTACTGGAGCGCCAACAATTCCAGCGGCGTCCGCCCCGCTTTGATATTGCCCTCTTCTCTCTTGGTCTCTGATGATGGCTCGGTTACAACGAACACGGCCCCGACAACCCCCAGCTCCATTACCGTTCCGCAGAGCATTTCCGGTGGAACGACCATCACGGTTTCTTGGGGCGCCAGCACCGACGCCGAAGGAAACCTCGAAGGGTACATCGTCGAGCGGTCCGTCGATGGCGGTAGCCAGTGGAGTCAGATTTACCAGGGCAGTGCACTCTCAACCACCAACTCGGTCCCGTTCGGAACTCCGTCGGTCATGTACCGGGTAAAAGCCTATGACAGCGAGGGCCTGGAGTCAGGCTACCGGACCAGCAACCAGGTGACGGTCATCAACAACACCGCCCCAAGCGCCCCGCCCAGCATTACGGTCCCCCTGTCGGTGATCGGCGGGGAGAACCTGACCGTGACCTGGGCGGCCAGCTCCGACTCGGACGGCAACCTGTCCGGGTACATCCTCCAGCGGAAGGTGGGGGCCGGTGAGTGGGCCCAGGTATTCAAGGGCAACGCCCTGACCTACCAGGACACCATCACGAAGGGCTGGACCTCCGTGCAGTACCGTGTGGCCGCCTACGATTCCTACAACGCGCAGAGCGCATGGGCCACCAGCGACACCCGGACTGTGGATAACAACACCGCCCCGGTCATCACCTGTGACTCCCCAAGCGGCTCCGACCTGGGGACGAAGACCTCCGGCTTCTCCATCAGCTACCAGGTGGACGACGCAGACGGAGACGCCGTGACCGTGACGGAGCAGATGGACTCCACCACCAAACGGTCCTATGCGGCCACCCTGGAGGCCACCAACCAGTTCCAGGTGACGGGGTCCTACTTCCAGCAACTCTTGAACGGCCAGCACACCATGAAGATGTTGGCTCAGGACGCCGGCAGGAAGAGTTCGGAGTACACCCTGATCTTCACCAAGTCTGTGACCTCTTGCTCTATCACGATGGCAGAGCCGATGGAGGCCGACGCGCAGATCACCATTATGGCAATGTCGGTGATCGGTGAAATCCCGGCGGACGCCAACTACCAGGTGCTCGTGACCAACAATGCGAAGGACGCGGAGCCTGTGTGGGAGGACGCCACCAGCGAGGTCAAGAGCGGGGCCAACTACCTGTTCGAGAACCAGACGGCCACCAACGGCTTCGCGTTCAACTTCAAGGTGACCGCTTCCCGAGGCGCCAGCGGCACCGGCGGGTACATCAGCTCGATTCAAGGAGGGTTCCAGTAATGGCTCTGAAGTGGAGAAAGGATAGCGTGAAGGCTATCCGGGCAAAGAAGGAGGCCGCGGCCAAGACCGAAGCGATGAACGCCCAGGCGCAGATCGCGGTCATGGCGTTTTGTGCTACGGCGACCACGATCACGGACGCCCAGGCCCTCCAAATGCCGGACCTGTTTCCGGTATGGGAGGACCTTCTGGCCGCCGGAAACAAGCTGGCAGAGAACACGGTGCTCCGGGACGGAGATACCCTGTACCGGGTAGTCCAGGCCGGCGGCGTGACTCCCCTGGAGAGCCAGCCCCCGCACGGGGAAGGAATGTTGGCCGTGTATCGGCCTATTGACCAGGAGCACGCCGGGACCCTGGAAGACCCGATCCCCTGGGTGTACGGTATGGACTGCCACGCCGGGACCTACTTCAGCTACAACGGCCACATCTACCAGGTGGCCGAAGGTGGCGACATGATCCCCTGCGTCTGGCCGCCCGACACCGCCGGCCTGTGGCAGTGGGTCCTCATCGAGTAAGGAGGGAGGCACAATGTGAGTCTGAAAGAAATCTTTTTGGGTGGGGGCGGCCTGCTGGTGGTCCTGCTGACGCTGGTAGAGTTCGCCCCCATCAAGATCAATCCGTTGTCCGCCTTGGCGAAAGCCATCGGGCGGGCCGTCAATGCAGACGTGCTCCAAGAGCTGAAGAGCGTGAAGGATGACCTGGCCGATCACATCCGCATGGACGATGAGAGAAACGCCGATGAGCACCGGGCCCGTATTCTCAGGTTCAATAATGAGCTGTTGCGGGATATTCCGCACACGAAGGAGGAGTTCATCGACGTGCTTGCCGACATCGACTTCTACGAGCGGTATTGTGATGAGCACAAGGGTTACAAAAATAACCGAGCGAAACACGCTATCACCAATATCAGCAGGGTCTACGATGACCGGCTCCGGGAGCACGACTTTTTGAAATCCTCATCCAATGAGCGCGACGAAGACGCGCCCGAAACCTGAAAGGAGAGTACATCATGGAAATTTCCGTTCTGATTGCCATTGTCGGCGTCCTGGTGGCGCTGACTAACATCATCGTCGAGGTCGTGAAGAAATCGACCTGGGATAAGCTACCCACCAATGTGCTTGCCCTCATTGTAGCGGAGGCGCTTACCCTGGCCGCCGGATTTGCCTACTTCCAGATCAAGACCCTACCCATCGCCTGGTATGTCGTAGTGGCTTTTGTTGTGGTGGGCTTCATGGTAGCCTACGCCGCAATGTTCGGGTTCGACAAGCTGAAAGAAATTATGAACTGGGGTGGTAGCGATGACGCCGGCTGAGAGAGTAATTGCCACCGCCCGGGCAGAAATCGGCTACATCGAGAAGGAGACCAACTCCCAGCTCGACAACCCGACCGCTAACCCCGGAGACGAAAACTGGAACAAGTATGCCCGCGACCTGGACGCCCTTGGAATCGTCTATAACGGCAAGAAAAACGGCTATGCCTGGTGCGACATCTTCGTGGACTGGTGCTTCATCTACACCTTCGGACTGGAGGTGGGTATGGACCTGCTCTGTCAGGCGGAGAAGGGTCTGGGCGCCGGGTGCACCTACTCCGCGCAATACTACGAGGACAAGGGACAGCTCCACAAGAGCGACCCGAAGCCCGGGGATCAAATCTTCTTCACCAATGACGGCGGGAAGACGATGTACCACACCGGCATTGTGGTGGGGGTGTCCGGCGGCAGAGTCTATACCATCGAGGGCAACACCAGCTCCGCCGCCGGAGTGGTCCCAAACGGCGGGTGCGTCCGGGACAAGAGCTACCCCCTGGGGGCCAGCTACATCGGCGGATATGGACGCCCGGACTACTCCCTGGTGCAGGACGCCGGGGAGGACGCGCCCTCTGGAGGATCGACCGGAGGAACCTATACCGTGGCGGCCGGGGACTCCCTCTCTGCCATCGGGAGCCGACTCGGAGTGGCTTGGCAGAGCATCGCTCAGGCAAACGGGATCACGGCCCCATACACCATCTACCCGGGTCAAATTCTTGTAATTCCATCTGAGGAGGAAGACAGTATGAGCTACGAGCAGTTCAGACAGTACATGAACCAGTATCGGAAGGAGCTCCAGGACAACGATAAGGGTGACTGGAGCAAGGAGGCCCGGGAGTGGGCCATCAAGGTGGGCCTGTTCGCCGGCAACGGAACCGACGCAAACGGGGAGCCCAACTATATGTGGCAGGACTTCCTCACTCGTGAGCAGGCGGCCCAAATTTTCTATCGGTTCGCCAAGAACAACGGACTGGTATGAGCAGTATGGAGAAATTGCTTCTGCTACTGGCGGGGATGGCGCTGATCCTGATCGGCATGGGCCTGACGGGATTCTGGAGCCGTGACCGCAGGAGCCAGAAGTCGAAGCCAGACCTGACTCAGTTCTCCAAGTGGGTTGTGGCAGATGTTCGTCCCCTCCTATGGGTGGTGACCATCGGTGGCTTTGTCCTGGCGTTCTATTGCGTTTACAAGGGCTACACCGGCGCCCTCCCCTGGATCGGCGGAATGGTGGGCCTCCCATGGGCCGCCCACGGCGTGATCTGCGCCGCATACCTCAGCCTTTGCAAATCTGACCACCGGCGCGGTGGGATCACCTACGACGCGGCGAAGGCCGCAAATTTCAACGTGCCTCAGCAGGAAACGGAGAGCTCTATCGACAGCCCTCCGATCTAAAGCAAACGCCCCCATCTCGGCCATACGGCCGGGGTGGGGGCGTTTTTTCGTTACAGGCTTGCGAAGATTGTCGAGGGCTGGTACAATGTTCCTGGTCGCCCAACCTCCGGCCCGATGTGGGAAGGAGGTGAAACCATGCCGGAGATACTTTGCGATCTTTTAGTCGGTATCATAGCGGGTGTAATTGGCACTTACATCTGCAAGTGGCTCGATGACCGACACAAGGGCGACTGAGCACAAGAAGGCCGGGAGGGTGGCACCCCTCCCGGCCTTCACCATGCTGGAACTTTGCGATCTTTTAGGCAAGGTAATTATACCACGCCCAGCTCAGTATATGCAAGAGGAAAATAAAAATCCGCCGGACTGTCCGGCGGATTGTCCATTGGACGGAAAGCAAGTTACCGAAAGGAAATGTGAAGCCCCCTCTGACCGGGTGAAACTGGAGGAGGGGGCTCTTTTTTTATGCCCCGGAGGGTTTCACATGAAACAATTTCTTTAACTGTACCGTGAAAGCCGATAAAAAAGATTAAATATTTTAATGAAAACGCTTTACAATTACCTTTTGGTAAGTTATAATATAAGCATGGAATGGAAGTTACCAAAAGTAAATTCCAGACCACCCCAGCCACCGGCAGGGGGCCGGGGATCAAAACCGGGCAGGAGGTTTGCGAAATGGAGCAAGAGAACATGACCCAAAATGAGCTGATCGTTTTTCTGGAGACCCTAGCGGAAAACATCGAAGCCAAAGCTACGACCGCTGAGGAGGCGGCGGCCATCATCCGAGCGAAAATCCAGGCGCTGAAGTAAAAAAACTCCGGGCCCCCGCCTACCTCTCACGGAAACGGGAACCCGGAACCCCAAACAGGGACGGGAGGGAACCTGCCTTCCCTCTCGCCCCTTCAGAATAGCATAAAGGCAGGAAAAAAGCAAGCCGGGAGACCGGCGGAAGGGAGCATTTCAAAATGGATGAGCAGATCAGAGAGGCCAATGAATTTTGGGCCGAGGCAAGGGACCGGGTGATTTCTCTTTCCAGAGAAGCCGGTCTGGAAGTCCACATCGAAGAGCATGATGATCCGTTCCTGTACGACCTGTACGAGGATGGAGATTATGTTCCGAGCGACGATGAGATCATCGACGCCGTGGAAGAGTACCTTGCCGGATGACCGGCCGGAGGAGGCGGGACCTATGGATGATTTGTTGATCTTCCTGGGTTACACGGCGGCGATCCTGCTGATCCTGGGGATCGGCGGCCTGATTGCCGACTATGTGTTCCCTCATATCCCCTTCATCGAGCGGTTCATTGACAGCCTTCCCGAGTGGGATGACGAAGAGTGAAAGGAGCAGACCTATGAGCATGGACAACCTGAAAATTGCCATTGAAGAGAGCGTGAAGGAGGCCTTCGGCGACAACGCCAAGTACATTCTCCGAAACTGGGAGTTCCGGCAGGAGTTCGACTTCATCATTTGGGCCGAGGAAAACCCGTCCTACAAGAAGTACCCCATCTCCTACGATCAACGCATTGAGCAAGCTCTGGAGAAAGCCAGATGGGTGCATGAGCATATCCTGACCCCGGCCACGGTCCAGGTCGGCGACGGCGTGACGATCTGCTACTGGAGCGACCGGAACGCCGCAACGGTCATCAAGAAGACGCCCTTCTCCCTGACAGTGCGCCGGGACAAGGCTACCCTGGACCCGAGCTTCAAGCCGGAGTGGATTCCGGGCGGATTCTCCGCTATCTGCACAAACCAGGAAGACCAGTCCTACACCTACGAGCCGGACCCGGACGGACAGGTGATGACCTTCCGCTGGTCCAATAAGTACGGGACCTACGGTCAGCCTGGTAACCTCCGGCTCATCAAGGGGCGCCGGGAGTTCTACGACTACAACTTCTGAGGTGGGCGAGATGCCGAAACTCCCGAAGAACTTCAAGGATGTTGAATACTATGTCCGGGGCCGGAAGCGCAGGATCGCCGGCTCCACGAAGGCCACCAGCGACTTCCTGGCCCTGGTACATAGTGAGCATCCGGCCGCGACGATCTCCCAGCTCCGGGAGATCATTACAGACAGAACGCAGTACATCCTCTGCCCGGAGGCCTTGGAGGTCCTGGAGGCCCATATCAAGGCCGGGTACGGGGACCACATTCCGAACTGGAGGTAAAGCACTATGGCACAGGACATCAGAGACAAGATCGCAAAACTGCTGGCGCTGGCGGATAGCCCCAGCGAGGCCGAGGCGCGGGCCGCCCTCCTGAAGGCCCGGGAGCTCATGGCGAAGCACAAGCTCCGCCCGGAGGAGATCAAGAAGGCTGAGAACGTCAAGGTTATCAAGGAGAACATCGGTGTGAGTTGCACCGGCATGACGGACCCCTGGATGGCGAACCTGGCCGCCGTGATCGCGGGGCACTACTGCTGCTGTTCCTACCGGCAGACCTTCAAGGGGAAGAAAACAAAGCACATCGGTCTTGTCGGCCTGGAGGATGACTTCGCTATCTGCAAGACGGTGGTGCTCTACGCTATCGACTGTATTCAGTCCGCAAAAAAGGAAATCGCGGCGGAGAACAAGGGGCTCCAGAAGTCCGACATCCGAAAAATGTGCAACGCCTATGGATGGGGCTTCGTCTACGGACTCCAGCAGGCCTTCAAAGAGCAGGATCAGGAGCACCAGGAATGGGGGCTCGTTCTGGTAGTCCCCCAGCGGGTAACAGACGTGATGAACCGCATGGGGAAGCCATCCTCTTTCGGCCACGCCGACTTCTCCTCCGACTGGCAGAAGCACTACGGGAGCCGGGGATATGAGGACGGCCAGAAGTTCGATCCCTCCTACAGGTTGGAGAGCTCCAGGCCGGCCGCGGCAATCATGGGGTAGTCCCTATGGAGAAGTACATTCCGCCAGAGCGGATGACCGAGGCGCAGATCATGGCAGAGGTGGACCGGGAGTTTTCCAGGTGGAACCACCTTGCCGGCGGCGGGTGCCAGGACCCCGGGTGGCCTGACGGGGTGAACATGAACCTGGTCCGAAACCACATCATCTACTGGTACGGCCTCTTGGATGAGCGGGGGCTGGCAGAAGTTCAGCTCTCCCTTTTCCCGGGGGAATCGGTAGCGAAGGACCGCAGACCAATCCCTCCGGAGGTGCCGGATCGGTACATGGTGCGGGACGGCAAATACTCGAACAGGCTATCAGAACAGAGATGGCCCAACCTGGTGTGGGGCCGGAAAGGAGAATACCATGCCTGAATATCCGTATATTCCGAAGCGCGACACCACCGTGTGGATCGCCAACCGGGACGGGACCACCGACAAGCGGTGGGTGGATGACTACTCCCCGGAGGACGATCTGCTCTATCTTCGGAGCGTGGCGAACAACAAGAAGTGGAACTGTGGCCTTCGTGAATACCCGGCGTGTCTGCTGGGGGTCACGATCTTCTATGACTACCGCGAGGCGAAGGTCGCGGCGAAGAGGTTGGCCGAGGAGTGTAGAAAAAATAGAAAGGCGTGTTAGCAATGGCAGACTTTCTTCCTCTACCTAAAAAGGAATATGAGGTGATTTACGCAGACCCTCCGTGGGAGTACCGGCAACACGGGACCACGGCCAAGAGCCGGGGCAACGCGGCCAAACACTACCAAACTATGAGCACAGAGGATATATGCAAATTGCCAGTGAAGAAAATCTGCGGGGGGGGGGGCAGCTTGTTTTATGTGGGCAACTTTCCCAAATATCTCGGAGGCGATCAAGGTCCTGGAGGCGTGGGGGTTCGTCTACAAAACTGCGGCTTTTGTGTGGATCAAAAAGAACCGGAAGAACGGCGGGAACTTTTGGGGCATGGGCGCATACACACGCGCAAATGCGGAAGTTTGCCTACTGGGGGTGTCCCCAGGCTTTAAGGCCCGGGAACAGGTTCGCAGTCACCGAGTCCACCAAGTTATTGAGGCCCCATTTGAGGGGCACAGCAAAAAGCCGGACGAAACGCGGCGGCGCATTGTAGAACTGATGGGGGACGTGCCGCGGTTGGAGTTGTTCGCCAGGGACCGCGCTCCGGGGTGGGACGCCTGGGGGAATGAGGCACCGACCGCAATCGAATAATCAGAAAGGAGTTTTTAATATGAGAGTTTTGGTAGCCGGGGGCGCCGGGTACATCGGGAGCCATGTGGTGGCGGACCTGAAGGATCACGGCTTCGGCGTAGTGGTGCTGGACAACCTCTCCACGGGCCACCAGTGGGCGGTCGGCCGGGTCCCAATCCACGGAGTTCGGACCAATGACTACCCAATGGTGAAAGCCCTGTTCAGGAACTACAAGTTCGACGCCGTAGTGGACCTCGCTTCCTACTCCCAGGTTGGAGAGAGCGCGTCCGATCCGATGAAGTATTACCAGAACAACGTGGAAGGCGCGAGGACGCTCATGGACGCCGCTCTGAGCTCCGGGGTAGATACTTACATCTACTCCTCATCGGCGGCCGTATATGGAAACCAGATGAGCGCCAGGGAGGTTGACCGCCTCGACCCGATCAATCCATACGGCCGGACGAAGCGGCAGGTGGAGGAAATGCTGGAGGATTACCATGCGGCCTACGGCCTGAAGTACATCGCTCTCCGGTATTTCAATGCCGCCGGTGCATGGCCGGAAAAGAGCCTGGGTGAGGATCACCAGCCGGAAACTCACCTGATCCCAAAAATCGTTGACGCTATGCTGTTAAGAAACGATGGGGTCAAGGTGTTTGGGACCGACTACAAGACGCTGGATGGCACCTGCATACGGGACTACGTTCACGTTCGGGACATTGCGGCGGCCCACCGGATGGCCCTCCAGTACCTCCAGGACGGCGGAAAGAGTGGGCCGATCAACCTGGGGAGCGGCAAGGGTTACTCAGTCCTGGAGGTCATCAAGGCCGCAAAATTCGTTATCGACCGAGACTTCCCGGTAGAGTATGTGGACCGGCGCCCCGGGGACCCGGATGTGCTGGTGGCGAACATCGAGAAGGCCAAGGAAACCCTTGGCTGGCGGCCGGAGCGGAACCTGTCGCACATGATATGGGACGCCTACCAGTGGCACCGGGATCATCCTGACGGCTATGGCGATAAGAAACGGACGGGGCGGTGGTGAGATGAAGAACCGGACAACAGTGGAACATGGTATGCTCCCTGACCTGGAGAGCTACCTGACACGGAGCGGCTGGACCCTGGAGGAGCCGGTGGGCCAATACGAAGTTCTCAGGGCGAGGCGCCCTGGCTACCCCCGGCCGCTCCTCATCCACGACCGCACCACCGGCGGCTGCGGTTATAGCATCGACGAGCGTGACATGAAGGTGTATGCCGGCTGGAAGAAGAACCGGCGCAAGCGTGGGCTCCCGTCGGGGGCCACCATTGAAGAAAGGAAGGCATTTTGGAATGAAGAACATTGAGCTGAGAAAAGTCCCCTGCGGGGAGACCTTCACCGCTTTCGGTGAGGAGTATGTGGTGCTGGACCATGTGGATGGCGGAGTTCTGTCCATCCGAAAAGGTATCTGGAAGAAGGCGGCCTTTGACCGTGAAGGAAACAGCAATTTGGCCCAGGCGGATATTCGGGACACCCTGGCTGAGTACACGGAACTCCTGAAGGCCAAGGGTGCGAAGGACAGCGATCTCCTGATCCAGCACGTTGACCTGAAGGCCACCGACGGCACCAGGGTTTACGGCTACCTCGATTGCACCGTGGCCCTGCTGACCCTGGAGCAGTACGGCAAGTACAAGGAAATCATCCCGAAGGTGGAGGGCTGGTGGTGGCTGGCAACGCCGGTCTGGACTCGGTGGCTCCGCTCCCCGGACACCCTCAACACCGGCAGCGTGTGGTACGTCCGCTCCAACGGCGACTACAGCTACTGGGGCGCCGTCGGCTCCTGCGGGGTGCGGCCCGTTTTGATCTTCAACTCTTGCCTGTTGGTCTCCTGGCAGAATGGGGAAGAAGAGTCCGAGCCTAATGAGGCCGCGCAGAAGGAAGAGTTGTGGGCCGACTACATCTACTACCTGAGCGAGTGGAACGAAGAACACGCTGGAGCCAACAACTACGGAAGCTCCCCCATGAGCTTCGCCGAATGGCTGGAGTCCCGGTGTGAGCATGAGGACGATGAGGAATGAAAATCCTGTCCTTTGGAGCTGGTATGCAGTCCACAGCTCTTGCGCTGATGGCCTGTGAGAATGCGAAGAACCCTGCGACACCGTGGCCCCTGGTCCCGATCTACGACGTGGTGATCTTCTGCGACCTTGGTATGGAGCCCCCGTGGGTGAAGGATCAAGTGGAGTTCACCCGGAAGGCCTGCGAGTGGGCCGGTATCAAGTTTGTGGTGCTGGACTCCCCATTGTACTCAGACTTCATGCAGAACTTCGGGGAGCGCCGCACCATCAGCATACCGTGGTGGACGATCCGGGATGACGGCCACAAGTCGAAAATGCCGAGGAACTGCACCGTTGACTACAAGGTGGAGCTGATCTCCAAGTACGTCCGTTGGGAGCTGCTGGGCTATAAGAAGGGGCAGAGGCTCCGCGATGAGGACCGGAAAAGTCACGAAATGCACATGGGCTTCAGCGCAGAGGAGTCCCGCCGGTGCAAGGAGAGCCCCAACCCCATGTTCGTCAACAAGTTCCCCCTGGTGGAGATGGGCCTGACCCGAGCGGACAACTTTGCCTACATCAAGGACGTTTGGGGCCTGGAGACCAAGGCTTCGGCCTGCACCTTCTGCCCCTTCCACCGCAATCAGTTCTTTTCCTACCTGAAGAAGGAGGAGCCGGAGGAGTATGGCCGCCTCCTGAAGGTTGACGAACTGCTCCGGGACAAAAATCCGAAGCCACCTATGGACTCCGACCTGTTCATCAGCCGGAGCCGGAAGCGGATCGCCGACCTGACGCCGGAGGACTGCCGGGACGGTGAATACTTCGACTACCGCGGTCAGCAAGTGTGGAACGGTTTTTGAGGAGGTGTTCAGTATGAAACTGTATGACAATGATTCTTTCCGCGAGACGTTTATGAAGCGCGTGTATGAGCTCCTGGCAGATGACCCGGATAATTACAGAGCGAATGAGATCATAGACCTGTTCGACAACGCCCCTGAATTTAACCCGCCGAACGAGCCGCTGACCCCGGATCAACTGCGGGGGATGTACGGGGAGCCGGTGTGGGTGACGTCTGCGAGAGAGCGTGGGAATATACCAAGTAGATGGGTACTGTTTGCCGGTGTGTCAAAGTCAAAACGAAACTCGGACGTATTCGTGTTTGCTACGACAGGTGGGATTGCTCAGGGTTATGAGGCCGTCAATTACGGAAAAACCTGGAACGCCTACCGCCGCCCGCTGGGGGGAGAGGAGGATCAACATGGCAATCATCGTCTGTAAGATGAACTGCAAGCATCGTTCTCGCCGGCCGCTTCGCAAATGGAGAGGGACGGATGGCTCCAGGCTATACGGATGCACGAGGGAAACTGCGGTCATCAGCCGGATTTTTGATTTTGACGGAGATATTCTTGCTGTCGCCGGAGAGGAGAATATGGCTCATTGTGCATTTTATGAACCGATTGAGGAGCCGGAGGGAGATGAGGGCGTATGAAAATCCTGGTTGAGCATGAGGTCCCGTGCGAGAATGGTATGGAGCAGAGGTGCTTGTACCCCGGGGACTTTTGGGGAAATGGTGTCTGCAAGTACCACACCCACCGGGACCGGACCCACGGCCGGAAGGCTCCAGTCGAGCGCCGGGTGCCGAAGTGCACCTTGTTCGATGAGTGGCTTCCCGGGGAATACCAGAAGTGTGAGAAATGTTTGGAGGCGACGAGAAGTGGGAAAGAACGGCTACCTTGAACGGCGGAAGGTCCGGGACACCGTGATGCAGGACGCCATCCGGCAGACCTACCAGCAGTACATGACCGATATGCTCATCCTGACCCTGAACGACCCGGAGGTTATGGGGAAGGATGTCTTCGGCTATAAGCGGCTGAAGAAGGTGCTGGACGCCTGGGGCAAGAACTACGACAAGTATTTCGACGCGCTCACGAAGAAGCCGGAGGCGGACTATGCCAGGGCGAAGATCGACGCCGCTATGAAGCTCATCTGCGGGGACAGCCAGGACTTCATACCGTTTGAGCAGAGGTATGAGTGGCTTCCCGAAATTCGATACGACCGAAGGGGGTAAACACTGATGTCAGAGATCGTAAACATCCAGATCGGACAGACCTTTCCGCCGGAGCGGTGGCTGGAGGCGGCGGACAACCTGGGGAGAGCCTTCCCCGTGATCGCCCGCTGGTTCGAGCTCCAGAACTTCGAGGGGCAGGGCAAGGAGGACGCAGAGGCCTTTATGTCGGACGCCACCCTCGCCCTGGTTGCCCTTCAGTTTGTGGGAAACTGCGCGGCGGATCGGTGCCGCTTCATCGCTATTCCGAAAAAGGACGGAGGTAAAACCTGATGAATAACACACGCATTGACTGGTGCGACAGCACCTGGAATCCAGTGACCGGGTGCAAAGGCGGGTGCGATTACTGCTATGCCCGGAGCATCGCAAACCGCTTCGGCGGATGGACCACGGGCGGGGTCAAGATCACACAGAACTTCTTCAGCGATCCCCCTGTTCTGGACTCGCCCCTGCTTCTGGAGCGCAAGAGCGGGAAGGTGGTAAAAGCTCCATACCCGTTCGCCTTCACCCCGACCTTCCACCGCTACCGCCTGGAGGAGCCCCTGAAGAAGAGGAAAGGCCAGAACATTTTTGTGGGCTCTATGGCTGATCTCTTCGGCCGGTGGGTGCCTACCAAGTGGATCGTGGAGGTGCTGGACATCTGCCGGGAGGCCCCTCAGCACAACTACCTCTTCCTGACCAAGTTCCCGGAGCGGTATGTGGAACTGGATCACCTGGCCCTGCTACCGCACGAGGAAAACTTCTGGTACGGAGCGACGATCACCAATGCAGAGCAGATGAAAAGAGCGGCGGACTCCATCGGCCAGCTCCCGCAGGAAGTGAGGTCCTTCTTCAGCATGGAGCCCCTGATGGAGAATGTGGCCGAAAGTGAATGGTGGAAATTGGCCTTTAACGGTGCCTACGCCAACTGGATCATCATAGGGGCTATGACCGGACCAGGGAGCGAAAGCCAACAGCCGTGCCGGGAGTGGGTGGAGAGGATTGTTGATGACGTCAAAAATGAGCTCTCCCCCTTCTACCCGATCCCCGTCTTTATGAAGGGCAACCTTCGGAAGGTGTGGGGCCGCGACCTGATCCAGGAGTTCCCGGAGAAGCTGGAGGCACAGGGATGAAGACTGAGATTGAGTGGACCTCCGTGGAGGGCGGCCTTCCTGATCCCGGGGAGCGCGTCATCGCCTCCAACGGCTTCTTCTCCGGTGAGGCATACATAGGCTACCGGGGCGGAAAGTCCGTGTGGTTCAGGCATTACGGCTTCACCTGGGAGGAGACCGGGATCATGTCACCGGACCGCTGGGCCCCCATGCCAAAATAATCTTCGCGTGAAATCAAAAGTAAAATTGACGTGGGGTTATCGAAATGATAAAATAGCCCTGTCACCCACCAAAGAGGGGGTTTTTAAGTGACTGTATCTGAGATCATCGAAGCATACCTGAAAAGTGAGAGGATGACCAAGCAAGAGCTGTGTGAGCGCATGGGCTGGAGCCCTCCCAACCTCGCCGGCCGCCTGAAGCGTAACTCCTTCTCCGCCGAAGACTGGCGGAAGGTCATGGCGGCTATGGGCTATGAGTTGCGGTTCGTGAAACCCGGGACCGTTGGCGGCAGGATCGCCGCCGGTCCCCGCGTCCGCAAGATGGAGGACAAGGTGCTCTACGACACCGCCGCTTCGGAGCCTCTTTGCAACAACCGAGTCAGCGAAGATGACATGATGTTCCAGGAGCTGTACCGGGACCAGATGGGCCGCTACTTCGTGGTCAGCTATGCGATGTGGGAGGGCGGTATTCACCAGATCACCCCCATCGGCCCGGAGGATGCCCGGAGCTTCTATGAGCGTTTTTCCACCGCTGGGGATGCCGATGAAATTTTCGCGGACGATAGGAGTACAGACC